GCAGAAACTGCAGATACCGAAAGACCAGTTCCAAAGTTAATTGCTGTTGCAACTCCAATACTTGATCCATCATCACTTACACCAATTCCAGAAATACCTCCACTTGCCGAAGATGTTACAGTAACTACGCCTGCGGATATTGCGGATACTGTTAGATTAGTACCAAAATCTATAGTTCCCGCAGTTCCAACTGTGGATCCAGAGTCTTTTACTACAATGCCAGAACCAGACCCAACAACACCAGTAAGTCCGGATCCGTCTCCAACAAAAGAGGTAGCAGTAATAGTGCTACCAACTGATAAATTAGTACTAACTGCAACAGTTACTGCATTTAGATTCAAAATATTTGGACTAGAAATAGTGGGAGTTCCAGATCCACCTATAATGTTTATCTGCTTTACTCCAAAATTCTTATCTGCCATTGGTTTTTTAAATATTTAGATTAAAAAAGACTAAGAGAGTCTGCAGAATATCCTTGTATGTAATTTTTTTGAATTTCTGCTGATGTGAGTGCTCTATTATATGTTATAAAACTTGATAGTCTTCCCAAATAGGAATATGCTCCACGAATAGTTCCAAAATCAAATCTATCATTTGAGTTAAAATTTGTAAAATTCAAATTATCTTCTTTCACTTTAATTCCATTATGGTAAATTGCACCTTTAGCAGTAGATTTATTTAAAGTGAATGCAACTTGTTGCCAAACTCCATATGTAACTGTATTACTAGCACTAGTAATAAGTTGTGACGAAGATCCATTTCCGAGTTCAATATGAAGAGTTCTAGTATTTGCACCATCAAAGTTAATAAAGATTCTAATTCCATTTGTAAAAGATCCCGAAGAACTATTTGCAAAAAGTGCTGATATAGTATTTTTTGTTGTCGGATTTATAAAGGCAATAAAAGTAAATTCGTTTCCGAAATTATATTGAGAAAACTCAACATAACCAGGATTAAAAAATAAACTACCATCAGAATAAGACCCCGATATAGTTCCGTTTCTATTATTTCCACTCAAATCATACCAAGTAGTTCCAGAACCTGGATAAGAATTTCTATTGGCAACATTTAGATAATTTACAAGTCCATTAGTTACTATATTTTCTCTGGTTTCTACAGAAAAACTTCCTTGTCCAAAAAATCTTCCTCTTTGATTGATATAATTACTTTGTATTTGCTTATCACTTAAGTAATAGTTTTTGTATCCACGAATAACTGCTATTTTGCCATTTAAAACATCTTCATATTGAAGACTACTAAATCTACCAATTCCAATTGTTGCAGTGCTTCCATATAGTGCAGAAGAAGGTGTGTGTGTTACATCAAGAGAACCGTTGATATAACCTTTTATATTAGTGCCATCATATGAAACTACAAGATGATACCAGTTACCAGAAACCAATGGAGTAGCATATGAAAAACCAACCGCAGAACTTCTAGAAGAACTAGTCCAATAGATAAACTCTATTTGTTTATTTGAATTTGAGACTCTCCATTGCCATCCTTGTCCATCAATTGTGGAACCAGTATCCTGAGTGAATATTTGCCCATAACTTCCAGATAAACTATTTCCACCATAATATATCCAAGATTCAAGAGTAAATTGTCCTCCCGTCAAATTTAAATTTGTTCCATCTAGTGTGTTTATAGAATTGATTGTTAATTGATATGATTCTCCATCATAGATATTATTTGATAGTGAAGGTATATTTGAATTTCCACTTAAATCGGTTCCAAATCCAGATCTAGCATCCAAATATAATGATAATCCTTGCGTTACTATATTTTCTCTTACCTCTATTTCCATATTAAATCATTGCCTCTCTTGTAAATCTATAAGTAACAATGCCATTTACACCAGGTTCTGGAGTAACAAGCAGTCTAAATTGACCTGAATTTACTGTTGCTCCAATAGATACTAATAAATTTTGATTATACATTACAGCATATTCTTGAGAGTATGCACTAGTTCCATTTTGCATCGCAAGAACTTTTTGTGCTTGAGTTGAAGAACTATATTCAAAATGCAATGTATATTCAACTGTCTTAAAGTTGGTACTTGAAATTGTAAAGGAGTCTGCAGTATGTGCAATTCCTGCCGTTGCTGCAAATGTGCCGAAACCAGTTCCTACTCCATATCTTTCAACAGTTAATTTACTTGTTGGATTTGTTGTACCAACACCAACATTGGAAAGTGTATGAATTCCTGCTGCCGTTGATACCCAATAGGATTCTCCACCTCCACCACCTCCAGTAGCAGTGATAGTTACATTTCCTGTGGATTGATTTATAGAGATACCAGAACCTGCAGTGATTGAAGTTACAATTCCCGTTAAGTTAGTTCCAGATCCTGTAAAACTGGTAGCAGTTGCAATTCCATTAACTGATATGCCTGAGTTATTTACAGTTAGTCTTGAAGTATTATTTGGTGCTATACTAATTGGGACATTAGATGAGGATCTTATAATCCAACTATCATCGTTTAATTGTGAGATATCTAAAGGATTTTTTCCTGGATATGATATTGCAAAAGATCCATTATATACAGTCAATTTACTTGTTGGATTTGTTGTACCAACACCAACATTGGAAAGTGTATGAATTCCTGCTACTGTTGTGACCCACTGTGATGAAGTTCCACCACCTCCAGTAGCAGTGATAGTTACTTTACCGGTTGACTGGTCAATAGAAATACCGGATCCAGCAGCAATAGAAGTTACACCTGCACCTGTAATGGATGATCCACCAAGCACAATAGATGTTGCACTTATAATTCCGGAGTTACCATCAATAGTTACTCCAGAACCAACATTAATTCTGTTTGTTATGCCATTAAGAGTTATTGAAGTAGTTCCAATTGATACTATTCCAGTTACTCTGGCATCTCCATTTACCCATAAACTAGTTCCAGATGAACCAACAGGTCTAATTTCTAAAGAATAACGAGGATTTGTGGTTCCTATTCCAACTCTGGAGGTTGTATGAATTCCCGCAGTATTAGTCTTCCAATCTTGACTAAATGTTAAACTAGTTCCATCTCCAAAATAAGTGTATATTTCATTAAAGTTTGAATTAATTTTAATAGCACCCTGTAATAAACTATCTCCAGTTCCATCATTTGGTACAGTTCCTGTACTTATTCCTAACTTTGACATTATTTTACAGTGTCCTTTAAAAATATTTAGACTACATAATTCTTATATTTCAATGGAGAGAACCTCTGTACTATAGCAGAAGAGGTAATTCCAACTATTCCATTAGTTCCATAATAATTGAATCCTATATTTTTATTTCTGGATTCCAATAATATTTTACCCCAACTATAATTTCCAAAATAATTAGAAGTTGATATTGTTCCTGGAGTTCCTGGATCACCGATAGAAGAATCAAATGTATAATAATTAGAATCAAAAGTAATTAAATTTGAACTAAAGTTAATTGTTCCAATACCAGTAGAACTGGTAGCAATTCTTGCAAATATTCTATTAACATAGGTTAAACCAACTCCAGATATGTTTCTTTGTAGTATCTGAGATTGACTTACTTGATATACTGCATCAATAAATGTAGTAGCAATTCCTACAACAGAACTACCTGTTCTAATTGACGTAAATGTGGTTCCAATTCCAATATTGGAATTGTTTACGCTAAAATAATCACCAACAGATAAAGAACTTACTGTAATTGCTGTTGATACTAAAGTAGTGTTCCTTAAATATGAGTCTAAAGGAATATGCAGATCTAGCATGATATATTGAACTCCTCCAGAACCAGAAGTTGTTCCAAATCCAACAATAGCGCCAGAATCTCCAGTATAAGAAATTACATTGTTTGTTTCAGTCTCTAAAGTTGGAGATTCGATCAAAATACTTGGTGGATTTGTTTGAGAATACCCTACAACGGATCCTGTTAAAGTAATTGAGGTTACTATACCAGAGGTTATAGAAGAAATTGCCGTTGAAGTAGTAGTTGCTATTCCAACTGGATTTTGAATAATAACTTTAGGTGCAGTATTGTATCCAAATCCACCATCTGAAACAATAATAGATGATATTGTTCCTGCAGAGGAAACGACCGCAGTTGCACTTGCCGTTATTTTTGAATCTTGTGAGGTAATAGTTATTTTATCTTGGAAATCTAAAGAACCATCATTTTCATTAATTGAATTAAATAGTGGTCTTAAATTCTCAACGTATACAATTGTAGTTCCAACACTTACTGGTTGAATAAGATTAGTAGTTGGATAAACTAATGGTTCATACAACTCACGATCTTTACCTACTTCTCTACCATTAATAATTTTATCTTCAGTTTGCTTACACCAAGTCAATGGTCGTAATAAAGTTTCATCTAGAGTAATTCCAAATCCAGTATATGGATTAGTTTCGATAGTATCTGAAGCTATAATATCAGTAACTAATCTCTCTTCTTCTATCTCATATAAATTATCACTATTTAATGTTACATTGTCACCAATTTTGATAGTTTCTAAAATATCAACAAAAACAACGTCAACTGGATCGGTTCCTTTATAGAAAAGTATCTTACATTGATCATCTCGTTTAGGTGGTTCACTAAATGTTATTATACTTCCTCCATCGAAAGTATATCCAATGTCAGGAACTTGAAGAACATCGTTTATAAAGATTAGCAGTGATGCTTTTACTTCAATATTCGATCCTGTTCTTGCTCTAATCGAAGTTTGAGATCCATTAATTTTAATAGGGAATGTTCTTCTAGTTCCATTGAACAAGTTTTCAATATTATCAATAACTTGTAAACTACCAATAGACCATCCCGAGAATAAATCGGCAAAAACTTGATCGATAGTAAGATCAAACTTTCTAAATGGTTTAGAAGGATCTGTTGGAATTCCAGTTAGTCCACCTGTAGGAATAGTTAAAACTTCCGCAACTTTATAACCATATCCAAGATTTTTAATCTCAAAATCAATTACACTAGATCCTTGTCCAACAACTATGTCAATAGTTGCAGAAGTTCCCAATCCAGAACCTGAAGAATATACTAAAGGTATATTTGAATAACTTAATGGAGAATCAAATACAACTGTTGGTGGATTAGATGTTGTATAACCAGATCCTGGATTTGTAATAATTATATTTGAGGATACTTTTCCAGAAGAAATAGTTGTAAATCCAATAAACTCATAATTTAAAAGACCAGTGCTTGAAGTTTTAACTCCAACATCAACAAATCCAACTTGAGGTGAATTAATAGAAATGGTCACGGAAGAATCTGATTCAATTAGTTTATTTGAGGTACTAGCTGCTCCAATGGTTATAAAAGTATTTCCTACAGACACTATAGGAACATTGACAAAAATCGAACCAATGCCAATTGTATTAGAGGTAGAGAATCCAAGTTTTTGTATAGCACCTTTTGCATTATTAATGTAAATTATTGTCGATCCAGCAGAAATATTAGTTAAAGTTTTTGTAATAATTTCATAACTAGAAGATCCTCTATAACCAGAACCAGTATATCCAACACTAATAGAGGCAATAGTTCCTGCTACAGAAACTATTGAAGTTCCTCCAGCAGAAATCAGTGGTTGATATCCAAATCCTTCCGTAGAAGCAACTGATATAATAACTCCACCTCTAGGTATGGTAGAAGTATTGACATCATAGGCAGTTGATGCAATATTGCCAGTAAATGATATGGTAGAGATTCCTAAAGAATCTCTTATTCTATAATCTCCGTAAATATCAATTGTTCCTAATCTCTGTGGTTGCTGTAATATATTATTAATTAAGATTACGGAAGAACTAGATATTCCAGTAATATCAGATCCAGAAGATTTAAGTACAAATTCTGTTGTTATTCCTGTAAATTGTTCTGATAATCCATCAAAAATATAGTTCTTGTTATAAGTGTCTTCGGAGGCATTTTCCAATCCAGATCTTAAAAATACTCTTCCACTAAATGATGATCTGGTTGTAATTCCAGTATAATCTCTATCATCTGGTCTATTTGTTATGGTTCCTATTGGAGAATTTCCATATGGAGCCTCAACAAAATTAATAGTATTATCAACAATATTGTAATTTCCAATTATTTTTGTGACAAGAGATCCTGCGATATGAGTTTCTGGATCTGTTCCCATCCAACCTCTATCAACAAGAAGACCATTAGTGCCACCATATCCAACAGAATTTACTTTAATTATTTCATTGTTTATTTTTAATAGATCTCCGCCAAATATTGAAGTAATTCCGGTTAAAGTTACATCAACAGTATTTAAAGAAATGTCTAATGCTAAAGAAGATGTTGTAGAAGTTGATACTATTGGTGACTGAATATAATTATCTATTGTAATCAAGCATTTTGTATTTTGTTTCTTAGAAGTTAAGAAATGAGTTGTTCCCACACCAACTGAAGTTATACTTAGTGGAACTGAGATAGACTTCAGAGCGTTTTCTGCAGAATCTGCTAATTTAATTGAAAGATCATTAACTTTAATAGCAAAAACTGTAGATGGTAATTTATCAGTAACTCCTATTCCAGATATTGTAGTTGTTGCTATTCCAATAGGAGAACCATTTCCTGGATCATATGCAAGTTCTTCTCCAGTTACAAAATAATGTTTTGGTAATCTTATTGAATCAGTATCAACATCAACTATTGTGATGTCTGATGCATCAAATACTCTCTGGAAAACTGGAATTTGTTTGTGATATAAGTCAAATGATCTCTTAATATTATTAAGAGTTCCTTGGTAGTTTGTATAACCAGATTCAATATTAGCATTGGTTAAATCATAGAAGTTGAGTGTATTTCCGGTATCAATAACTCTCATTGAATGTTGATAAACTTTAACTCTCACGTTAATGTCTGGATTTGGAGTAAAGTATAAATTAGTTCCAGTTAAACCTATACCAGTTCCAAATGTTCCAAGTCCAGAGTTGGTTTCAATTATACCAAACTCAACCATCGTAGTTTCAGTATCATCGTCAACCACCACAATTTCAGAACATTGATATTCATTATTAGTAATATCTTCAACTTGCACAAAATAATAAGCTCCAGAATGATCTAGTCCATAAGTTGAAATAATATTTTCTGTTGGAGAAGGTGAAGATGATATCGAAACATAACTTGTTTTTAACTCTCCAGCATCAAAAGTTAATGCTCCAGTGTTTATTCCTGATGAAGTATCTACAATAGATACGCTTAAAGTATTGGCAATATATGTGGTTCCTAAACCAACATTTGGAATTATATCCAAATTAATATTTGATCCAGAAATATATGCGGTGTAGGTTCCTATAGAATCTCCAACAAAGTCACTTCTAGTTGCATTTGATGTCCTTCCATATTCAAGAATTTGTATGTCTGATCCGTCATTTAATAACGTAAACTCATTAAATTCATAGTAAGTTCCATTTGTAGATGAGAGTTGAACGAGAACTTTAGCAGATCTATATGTTGAGGCAATTCCAACAATGTTTGTTTGTGTTGCTGTTCCGCTGGAAATAGTCGCAGTAGATGATTTGATCTGTGCAATATTTCCAATAGAAGTATTTCCAACACCGGATATAGCATCGCTTATTCCATAAGACATTATGCTAATATCATAGTCATTTACTAAGTAATTTAATGGATAAAATCTTAGCGTTCCTTCAGATCCAAAAATTGAAAAATCAAAAGATCCCAAATCTAAATTAGTTTCAACTCTTGCATACTGCGAAACATATCCTTCTAAACCATCATGCAAAACTGATACCAGGTATATCTGCCTTACACCAGTAAATCTCTTATCTCTTACATATGTAATATATTTTTTAGATCTGATATCGGATAATCTAAATGTATCAACATTAGCGTAATTATTTGGTGAAGGAAGATTTGAAAATTGATCGCTAATATCATCAATCAATAAAACTCTATTTCCTATTGATTGAAACTCATCTTGTAGAGGAACAGAATTTAACAGAATCTCTTTAGACAATAATAAAGAATCAATATTAATCGTCTTTTCTTTTGCTAAATCAAAATCACTTATACAATTCAAATCTATTTCAGAAACCAAATCTGCTATACCAACAAAATTACCTTGGTCTTGTTCCGTTGATATTCCAATAAAAGTAGAATCAGTTGATTCTATTCTAATATCTCCAAACTTTTTGAAACCTACAGTGTGATTAAGATTTCCAATGGAATTATTCCAAGTTTCATAATCTACTTTAGATTTTATTGAGTATGAGAATAATTGATAGTAATTATTATCGGATGTAACCTGGAATTTATTATTTAAAAATCCAGTTTCTTTATTCCAACCATTATTAACTACTGAAGAAGAATTGACAGAGTATACTGCATTTAAATCTTCAACTTGTATTACAAATCCTCTAGCATTTGAGGTCTCTCCTTTAACAAGATTTCCAACTTCGAATGAATCGCTTGTTGAAATTTTCAGTCTTTCTAGCTTTTCATTCCAATCTAAAACTATTCCTGAATATGAGTTACTTAAAACCTTTTCTCCGGGAATAAATGTTCCTTTTTCTAAAACAGGATTAAATACAGGGAAATATTTTTGAGGAACTACTATTCCTGCAGAATTTTCGGAATCGAAAGAACCAGGATATTCACCTGTATTCAGATAATCTGAAATGTTATATACAATTTGTGCTCCAGATCCACCATATTGTGGATCAACGGAAATTAATGTAAATAATGCATAATTATAATTCTTAGAATTATATCCTTTTGTAGTAGAATCAATACCTACGCTAACATTTTCTACTAAAACTTTATCACCAACATTAAAGGGGAAAATGTCTCCTACACTATAGTTCTCATTTAATTCAATTGTGACATTTTTTGTTGCCTCACTAAAAGATATATTTTTAATATAAACTCCATTAGAATTATTAACTGGTATTATTGTAGGCGTAACATTATTAATTCCTTCAGTATTTTTTATTATTTTTACACTCTTAGTGTCTAAATTATATTTTAAGTCAACATCACTAACTACAGTATTTGTATATGAATCAATTACTACTAGATCTGGAGATAATGTGTAGTTAATTCCTACAGAAGAAACTCCAATATTTTTAAATACTGAAAGTGGATTTATGTCTAATATTTGGGGTAATTTGGCCGTTGGTCTTAATGTAGAATCTGAAGGATATTCAAATCCAATATCCTCAATAGAAACCTTTTTAATTTTACCTATTTCATAATTAATAGGTTTAAGAATAGATCCAGTTCCATTAGAAGAAAAAACAGTTGCTATTCCAGGAATTGTGTGATAATTTCTCCCTCCAGATTTTAAATCAACTTTTTGAATAGAACCAGTTGCAGTTTTAGAGTCCGTATAATACTCTAAAATTCCATCAGAACTTTGATAATTAAGAGATTCTGGATATGTTAATATATTATAATTAAATGTTGTTTGTCCAACACCTGAAATTTTGTAATTTCCTGAATAAGAACTTCTTGTTAATTTTAATTTGTTATTGTCTAATATGTTTTCATTATCTACTATTATTTGCTTCTTAACATCTAAATTATTTGCTAAATCAACAGGTACTAAGTTATAGTACAAATCATCTTCAATATTTTCAGTGTATAATTTAACATTACATGAAGAATCTATTCCTACTCTTCCAGTTTTAATTACATCAAATTTAGAAGATTGTGATGTCTTATTAAATTCATTTGTAAAATCAGAATTTATATAAAACTTCAAATCAAACGCGGAATAAGAATTAAAGTCTCTTGAGTATGATAAAGAACTATGTGATAGATCAAAATTAATAACTTGATTCGCAACAATGTTAATTGATGGATTTATTGAGAAAATAGTACCAGAAGTTGCAGTAGTAAAATTGATTACTTCTGGAATATCCTTAGTTGCCTGATAATATGTTAATGCAAGTTTAAATTTATCTTTATTAAATCTTACAATATAATAAATTTCATTATCAACTAATCCACCAATAGATATTGTTGTTGCAGTGTAAATTATCTTCTGTCCAGTTTGATATCCATGATTTGATATTGTGATCGTATCATTTACAATATCTACATCAGACGCATTAAATGAAAGTGGATTGATAACCAGTCTTCTATGCTTATCATTATATCTTACAACAACTGTTGTTGTAATTCCAGGTAAGACATTCATGAAAACATTATCACCTGAACTTAATCCATGAGTCGATGATGTAGAAACAGTAACTATGTTTTTTACAAATTCTCCAGTTAAAACATTATCATAATTTGTCTTAAAGCTATGATTCACTCCTGATCCAACACTTGTAAAATATAATGTTGATGTTGTGATATTGGTATCAATTCCAACAAAGGAACCAGTAGAACCTAAACCAACTTTATTTGTTGAAATCCCAATAAGATCATCAGAAACTTTGGCTACATATACAGTTTGTCCATCTGTTAATTGATAATTGGTTACGCCATCATTAGAAACAAAAAATGGAATTCCGCCATTAGTGTTATATGTAAGTTCGATTCCAGTATCTAAAGAGTGGTTAGGTAGATATATTGTCTTAGTTGGAACAAAAATACTAGTGACTCCAGATCCTGGATTTGAAAATCTCAAAGTTGTTCCAATACCAACACCAGATGATGATCCTATTGCTAGTGATTCAGCAGGATTAAAATATAATTCTTTATTTAAATTATAAGTATTGTTTTTATTAGAATTAATATTTAAGGTAAACTTTCTTGTCTGTTCATAAAGAACTGTAGATGCAGTGTGAGATACTCCGACAGTTGATTCATACTCTCTTAAAACTTTGATTCTTGAAGATAATCTATCTACAGATAGAATTTTTACCTTTTCACTTCCAATTTTATAAATATCATTTTCTCTAATGATAGTTGGATCTAATGATCCGTTTACATTAAAATAAGTAACAATTCCTGTATTTGTTGCTGACCCTACACCAACTGATAAAGTAAAGGTATCTGATCTTACACCAACTTCAAAGAAGTTATTAAATACACTTAAAGAGGTGCTTAAACCTGATATAGAAACAATATCATTATTTGATAGACTGTGTGGAACGGTACAGAAACCAACAAATTTTCCTGTATTATTATAAGGATAAAACTCTATGTCTTGTGCAAAAGTAGATGCATAACTGATTGTATTGATGGATTTTCCTAGTAGATTTGATACTTGTGCATATGCATCAGATCCTCCGGAAAATTCATTATCAAATGTAATTAAATCTCCTACCTTATATCCCGTACCTCCGGTTAAAATACCTACGTCCTCGATAGATCCTCTAACAACTGATTTTATTACTGAAGTTGGTTCTTTTATTTTTAATGGATTAAAAATAAAATCATACGAAGAATTTTTACTCGTTAAATTATATGGTTTTGTATTTCTTAAAACTTTTTCTGTTGAAAAATCAAAAGTATTTTGATTTATAGACTTATCATAATTGAAATCAATAATATCAGACTTAAAGGAATCCCCTACTAGATATGGAAATGTTGGTTTTCTATAGTTTTTAAATACGCCATCTGTTTCAGTGCCATTGTTATTGATTGTAGCAAAATAAGCATATATTCCATCTGGATATTCTGGAGTTACACAGAATCTTCCATTATGTTCGTCCAAATCTCCCGTATTATTAAATTGATAATCCTCTACAAAAAATCCATCGGGATAAATTCTTTCTCCATCTGGTGAAATTGGATTAGGTCTTCCATCTTGTACTTGTAATGCATATCCAGAAACCATGCCTCTGATATTACCAGAACCAGAATTATCGTTGTAAGAATATGGTCCATAGATTGGATTTCCATCATATGCCCATCCAATTATCGGTGAATGTACAACTGATGATGCTTCTCTATTACTTACAATATTAAGATCTGGAATAAATGTCTTTCTTCCATTTACATAATCTATTCCAAATACACTTCTTCTAAGCTTTCTTGGTACATATAAGTGGCAATATTGAGATCCATTAATAGTATAAGAAGATGATTCAATAACTCCATCATCATCAGAAATTTGTTTACTAGATAAATGTTTTTCTACACTATTGATTGTCCACGATTTTATTTCACTTTTTACTTTGAAATCTCTTCCTGCTGGAACAACTACTAAAGAAGTTCCTACTGTACTAAATCCAATTCCACCATTTATTACTTTTATACTAGTTATTTTTCCATTATTAATAACTGGTGTTAATATTGGTGCTGTTCCAATGCCCAATACATTTATTGTTGGTATAGATGTATAATTTCTACCACCATTCAATATCAATACTTCTGTTATTTTTCCATTATTAACTATTGGTTTTAGTTGAGCACCTGAACCAATTCCAAGAGTTACCTGCGGTTGCCTATCATAATTTATAATATCTGATGATCCATATCCAACTCCAGAATTAGATACGAAAAGATTGGTTATACTTCCTCTAAAAATTGGTTGTAATTGAGCATCAAAAGATTGTCCAGTTTGGGTAGAGACTCCTATTTTTCCAGTAACAACTACACTAATGCTTGGATAATTAAAACTATGAACAGAAGAACCGACTGAAGTTAAGTTTATAAATTGATTTGTTTTGTAGTAGAAATCCTTATTAGTTGTTCCAACCCCAACAGAAGATAATTTGAACTCATTATCATTCTGTTTAATTACATAATAAGAATTTCCACTTGTCAATCCACCAATTTCATTTTCACTAGCATTATATACTATAATTTCTCCAGTTTCATAACCATGATCAGTAATTGAAATGGTATTTGATGAAGTATTAATTCCTGCTGAAGAACATTGTATTTTTTTATTTTTATATCCAGAACCAGAATTTATTACGCTGATTGAAGATATTTTTCTCTTTGGCGAATAAGATTGAAAAGCTTGAATACCTGTACCATAAGAAGTTAATTGAATTGTGTTTATTCCTAAAACAGAATCTTCTAAGGTTTTATGAAGTTTAACATTATATGAGTCTTGAACGGAAACATAGTAACTAGCATTGTGTGAAAGACCACCAACAGATGTTTGACCTTCTGTTAAATAAACTACTTTTTCATTATCTCTAAACTTATGATAGCTAGAAAATCCTATGATGTTATTTGTTAGATCAACAAGTAGAGATGATTGAATTGAATTAAAATAAACAACGTGCTTAAATGATGTTAAATTTGGTTTTGCATAAGCTCCAAAACCTGATCCTCCAGTTATTGTTATAATTGGATCTTCAATATAATCAAATCCACCATCTATTACATCTATTCTTTCTAATTTTCCTTCTACATGAGCAAAAGCAGAAGCTCCAAAACCAACTGAATCTTCAATAAAAACGGATGGAGGATTTATTACATCAAAATCTTCACCGCCATTTAAAACTTTAAAAGATTCTAATCCACCATAATAAACTTTATCGGAAGACTTATAACTATAAGCTTCAACACCATTTACAAAAATACCAACAGGACCTATAGGAGTTTTTTGATTTTTTCCTGTATCAGTAGGAGTTGTTATATTTTTTATGTAATTTTGAGTTGATAAATCAGTATCCTTAAACTTTACTTTTCTGAAGACATTATTAACCGCAGTTCCCGAAACATTTATAAAAACTTCTTTAAATAAATTAGATCTACTATTAGCTAATTTTATCTTTGTTTCATCTACTTTTTTTACATAGTAAGTTTTTTGCTCAATATCTAAATATCCTTCCTCACCAAATTGTTTGATATAAATTACAGAATCTCCCGTATAAAAACCATGTAGATTATTAGGATTGCCAGAGCTTAAATCTAAGGTATCACCATTAAAAGATCCTGAAAATACTATATCAGTACTTTTTAATTGAACTTCTTCATCTAAGTAACTTGGGAGAGAGTTAGCAGCTACATAAATGTTCTGCGTGTTTTCATTACTAATGTAAACATTTTGTACGTTTGGTGAATTTAGATTAATCCCACTAAAATTAGTGAATTTTGTTCTACTTAAATTCCTTGTTATAGTATATCTTAGGTTTACATTACTAATTTTTGGACCTTCAATCGACAATGAATATTCATTATCAATACCAACAACTTTATATAATTCAGAAATTCCATTAAAATATGATAACTCTAAAGAATCTCCAATATAGAATGTATGTGGATCATAAGTAGAAATTTTATAATAAAAAACATTTAATGTTGGATTACTGGAGATAGGTCCAGTAATTTGATTTACATTGTATTTGTTTGCAATGTTAAAAATCCAATTATTAGATAAAATATCATTGGATTTATATCCTAATGAAACTGTTTTTATTGGATCACCTTCACTCATTGAAGAACTAATCAAATCATATTCAACATCGGATAAAACATTTTTAATTCTAATTTTTACTACCGAATCATTAACATATCCATAAGCATATTGAGAAAAATTAAAAACAGTTCCTTTTGGAATAGTTACTGATGGTGGTCTTTTAATAAAAAATTGAGTGATGTTTTTATCAGTATAACTGGAGGTATAATCCACTCCATCTACATTATATTCAAGTGTTCCAAATGATGGAAATCCTATTGTAGAATCTACGTTTAAATTAAAATCACCATTACTAGTTGAACTTACTGATTTTGTGGAAGGATGTATTCTGAAACCACCATATAAAGTTCCTTGTACATTAATATCTTTATTATAGTCATAATCCAAACTTATTACATAATAAGTTTTATTTTGCCTTAATATTTTTTCTACTTTAGTTATAGTACCGTATGCCTTTGAATAAAACTGAGCTTCATCAGCATCTTGATACAAAGTTCTATTTTCGAGATCTAATGGATTTCCTGAAATAGATTCGACAACTAAGTTATTAGTTATCCTATATTGAGCGTCGGATGGTTTTAGTAAGTAATCTCCTGGCTTTATTACTTGAATATCTTCACCAAAAAGTGCTTTAAATAATAGATCATATGATTCATCAGTTCCTTTTGATCTATAAAAATCTTTTGCTTGTTTTATAAAGTTTCTTTCATTAAGACCAGAAGTAAAGCTCCTATTTTCAAATCCAGGAATTAATTGTGCCTTAACTTTCTTTAAAAACTCCTGTAAGAAAAGTGAACTTAAGTTCAATACAGATGTTTGTGATGTATGCTCGGCAATTTCAGAAGTAGAAAATACTAATTGATCTAATTGACTATTTCCTGTATATGATGTTACGGCACTAAATCCGCGAACACAATTTAAGAAAGATGTTTCAGTTTTATTTTTATAAAGAATAATTTCAGAATCTATCTGAATAATTCCATTTTTTTCTGGAAATCCATATGTAGAAGAGACATTTATAGAATCATCATTAAATCCAACATTACTAGTTAAAAATGTAGAATTTGAAGATGCTACAACAAATTCTAATATATCACCAGAAATTGCAGGAACTGCAAGAGAAATGCTTGTTCCATTGAATGCAAAATAGTCAACGTCTCTTGATAATTTTTCTCCATTTTTATAAACTACAAGAGTGCTATCAGAATAACCACCAGTAATAGTAAAGAAAGACTGTGGTGATTGTGGTCTCTGTACAAAAATTCTATCAAAGGTATTTTTACATAGTTCATCTATCTTTAGATATTGATCTATGTTTTGTAGAATATCCAAAGTTCCACTTTGATTTTCTAAAGAAGTATAATACTCTTTTAGAAATTCTCCAATTAGAGGATACTCTTCTTGAACAAAATCAGGAAGTTGGTCTTGTACAATTGAATTAATTTTTACTCTTGTTTCTGCCATATAAATTACTCTCTTATGATTAAATCGTTAACGTAACTTGTGGTTTTTTTGTAATTAGATCCTGATAAATCTTCACCTGAAGAAATTCTATCTGCTAAAATTTCTAAAGTAACATCATTAATATTTAAGTTTAAATAAAGATCTTGCAATCCAATAACATCATTAGATTCTGGTATGGCAGATATCTCAATGATAGATTCTCCTTCGGTAGTTTTAACTGTGGATAAAATATTAATAGAATTCAAATTAATTTCTCCTTTTATGTAATCTATTGTTCCTACAGAAGAATCAATGATTTTAAATTTACTTTCAGGATCAATTTTAAAAATAAAAATAGATCCTCCAGCTTTATTTGGATCTGGTAAATCAGACAAATAAACAGTTTCTTGAATACCAGGAATTGTAAATCCAGAAGATCTAATATTAAATCCATCCATATTTTCTATATGGAATTCATTTCCAAAACATATTTCATAAGAAGCTAAACTATTTAACTCCGCTTTGAGATCACGTCTCATTTGAATTTTTGTTATGTTTGACGTAATCGATTCATGGCTGTCATCAATTATTTTCAAAAACTTACTATACTTAAATCTAGCACCATACTTATTTAATTCAGTAGAATTTGTGTATTTCTCTATATTTTTAGATACTAAATCAAGAACATAATCTGTTGAAGGAGCCAAATTATTGTTATAATAGATTGTAGAATCTATTTCTAAAAGCAAGTATTTGAGATCCATCAATTCTGGAATAATTCCAGCAACAGAATATTTTTTCAATTTTTGTTTTATATTATCCTTTATGGAGTTAGGAACAAAAAATCCATTCTGTGGTTTAATTGTAATGAAAACTTTACCGTATTGTGGTGGTGTTAAATCTTCTCCACCAAAAGCAGATACAGATTCTGTTTCTGGATATATCTGTGGAATTATTACTTCATAATCAGATGCAGTAACTGCTCTATTTTGAGCCGCGTAAATTCTTGTAGAATATTTTTTGATCGATTCTACTGATTCTATCTCTTTTCCACCATTACTTGCAATGTTAGTTGATACTAAAGATATTCCACTAGTTACGGATAATCCATTATTATCTAAAATAGTTCCATTAAAAGTAAATGAAGAAACTCCATTTGCAGGCTCTCCATTTGTGATAACGTATGAGGCATCTATAATATTATTTGTAATCAATTTTTTGCCAAAAATACCATCACCAAACAAAAGTTCATATCTTTGATCTTCAATTTCTTGAATAAAAAATACTCTAGACTCTGAATTAATACTTAAAATATCAGTTGCTTGTATATACTTTCTTGATGATGATATTTCACTATCTTTTACATCAACTCTTATTAGTGATGTATCGATATTTTCATTATTTAAAATAAATCTTTGATTTGGTGTTAATGAATTTACAGTATATGATTCTTTTACATAAGTTCCTTCATAAATGTCGATCTCATTAAATTCTGCAATTCCATTTATGACTGGAACAGTTATATCATCAGGAATCGAATAAACATAACTTTCACTTCCAAATGTAAAAGAAGTTGCAACAATTCCTTTTTTAAGTGTAAGTGTAAGTGGTTTTTGTGGAGATCTTACCGCAACAGTGTCTACAAAAAAAGAAATGTTTGCTTTTGATGCAGTCCTGGATCTTGGAACATAACCAATACTTCTTGCAATAGATACTACATTTTCTCTAAGAGTAGCACTGTCAATAAAAACCTCATTGCTAATCATGTTAGCATTATATGAGGAGATATATGTATTGTATGCAAGAATATCTAATATTACTGAGAGATTAGATCCTTCAAAATCGTAGTCAGTAAAATTTGAATTCGATCTAAGATAATCTTTAATCGAAGTTTTTATTTGATCGAAATCTAAATTCGTGAAGTTAACTAGTGCCATTTATCGTGTTGGTTGTAATGCAAATGATAATTGTTGAGGTGATACATCAACACCAACGATGTAATATTTAATAGTTACATTAAATTCATAATTATCATAATTTGGACTTACATCAACATCAATCAAACTCACTCTTGGTTCATAATTTTCAATTGTGTTTTTAATTTCATCTCTTATAACAGATGCGCTAATGTCATCCATGTTCTCAAATAGAGATTGATTAATTCTTGAACCAAGATTCTGATTAAAAAATCTTTCACCAGGTTGAGTTAAAACGAGGTTGCGGAGTGATCTGGCAATTGCCGTCTCATTTTTAATCGCAATCAAGTCATAATTCAGAGGATTCACCTGAAAGGATAAACTAATATCTTTAAATGACTTGCTTATCCTTTCAGCAGGCATGAAAAATAAGTAATTCTGTCTTATTTATTAGAGATTTTTTGATTCATAGAGTGGCTCAGTGCCATACTCCCAATCATCATAGTCATTATCGTTACGAATTTGAGCATGAATTTCATTTTGATGGAAAAAATCATGCTTTTTGGGTGTTAGATCGTCATTTGAGATCTCACGAAGCATCTTTTGCTTGTCAACTTTGGATTCCCAACCATATTCTGAGGACAAATATTGAGTTCCCCACTCATTTTTCATGAAATTTTGATCTTTATCGACTTGTTTAGTCATTTTTTTGCTCCTGATCTGTTAAATCAGAACTTTTTACGGGGTTGCTATCCCGTTTTTCAATTAAATCATAGTCATCTTCAAGAATTTCCTTCAAGTACTCATCATCCCACATCTCATAATACTCAGTTTTAGCAAGATTTTCTCTGAATTTACGTAATCTATCAGTTGGTTGTCCTAGTATTAAATTATATTTTCCGTTATTTGTTTGAATACCTTTAATATATGTCTTATATGCACCACAATCTTCAAAAAATTTCCAACCTTCATGTTTTTGGTTGTAATAGTCTACCC